GGAGGACAGGATTAATGAAAATAGAAAGGGATGGTCAATGACCACCCCTTTTTTATAGTGTCTCCTGGATGCTGCCTTTCATCTCACCCAGAATGACCTTGAGCAGATTCTCCGAATCAAGCTGCAACGCATAGACAAACTTGCCTCTGTACTTTTCGTTGATGAGGTCTATGGCATCGTGCAGTTCGTTACCTGCCTTTGTTCCGTACTTGGCGATCTTCGCACCGATAAGGTAGGCAAGTTGTTTTGGCGTTGGTATCCGTCCCTCTGCATCCGGTCTAGGCAGGACTGGTTTCACCAATACCCAATCAAGCAACTTGTCCGGTGGTGGGAAATGTGGCTTTGTGCCATATTCAATGTATTTCCAATAGTCCTCAAGTGTGAGTTTCACCTCATACCTTGTCCCATTGAAATCAACCTGGTATTCAACGGAATTGAGGAGTTTGCCATGAGCAATCCTGTCATTGTTGATAAGGTTATCCTGGTAAGCATTCCTCACCTCCTGTGCGTATTCCTCAAGTACCTCCTTGAGGTGGTCAAAATTCAATAGTTCCATATCAATGCGTGTTTTTCCATTTCTCCAGTTCCGCTTTCTGTTGTTCGTTCTTGTCCTTGGTGTATGAGAGGATGTTGAGAAACTCAAGTGCAGTCAGATCCCACACATCATTCCAGGGACATCGACAAGTCTCACTCACCACATCAACACAGATTATCCATTCCCATTTGCTCTTAAAAGAGTCATCTGTTCCGCTATCCGTCTCATTGTTTTCTCCCTCATCTCCTTGTCCTTTATCTTCTTTGCCTCCTGCAGGGAAAAGGTTAACATATCCTTTATTGATTCTCTGCAGGAGACTATAAAAAAAGCATACAAGCACATTGCATCGTAGACATTGAGATTTCGCCTTATCGCATCCTGCACCTCTATGACATCATAGTCCGTATTGTATTTCTTTCCCTTTGGCACAAGCAGACAGGAGAGGATCTCCACGAAATGCTCCTCAAACCCAGCCTGGTGGAATGATTGGAAATCTATGTATTGTGCGGTGTTCACCTTTCGCATGTCCTTGACCGGAATGAGTTCAAACTTGCCAATCTTGTACGAATCTGCAAGTCTCTGCGAGTCTCCAGGCAATTCCTCCTCCAAGAATGTCAGCTTGGATGAGAGTCTCTTGTATTCCATGATAGGCAGATCCAGGATTGCATTCTCATCCATTCCGGTGAGGATGGATATCACCTTGACCTGCTTGTCAACCTCTTCAAGGGACTCATCCTTGCATATGGCAACGATGTCCTGATAGTCTCCTATAGGGAGATCTCTGTAATTGTCAATGATGGTTGTATCTGCCATTGTTCTTTCTGTTAAATGATAAGTTGTACTGTCCCTGTCCTGCATTCTTTCCGTACTTTGTCCAGAGTGCATATCTCAATGCATCAAGGAGATGGTTGAACTTGTCAATCGGTTGATTGAGCAACACACCATCCTTGTCCTTTGCCCATGTGTAATTGCGTAACTCCTCAATGAGATTGAGAGAGTCTTTGGTCACAAAGAATTTCCATCCCTGCATCCATTGGAGTTGAAACTTGAGTTTGTCACTCTTGACAGGAGCATCCTTGTCACATGCAGTCACATTGAATCCTCCGTCAACGATGTCCTGGATGGATTTCGGCTCTGCACAATCTGCGAATATCTCAACCCTCTTGCCTACATTGTCCTCTCGCAAATCCTCCACAATGTGCTTGTTCTGCATGTGTGTGCGATAGCATCTCTCTCGGATGTAGGCGTGTTTCCTCTTCGGATCTGCGAATACTTGCACTCTTGCTGTCGGATCATTCGTGAAACCGAAATCAAGACCTTGTATCTCCTGGAGTGAGTCTGCATAGAGTTCCTCTGCAGTCTTCTCTGCCTGTGGTTTGTCGGAGTCCTTTGGTGGCATATGGTCAATCTGCTCAAAGTCATAGATCAGACCATCAAGTGTTCCCTCAAGACCTTGACCATACACTTTCCACCAGTTGACATCATTCTTGTTGTCCTCAATCTCCTGTATCTGCTCCCTGGAGAGGAAAGGATTGTCCTTGTAGGTTGACCGGATAAGTGTGCAGTTCTCCTTGCATTCCACATTGTTCTGTATCCAACATACGGATGCAGGATTGTAGTCTATGAAGATGATTGATGATGTACGGACTGCAAGTTGTCGGTAAATCTCATAGTCAATGTGATTAGCCTCATTGACAAACAATCTCTTTCTCTGCGATCCATGCACCTTACTTGCATTGTCTGCGGAAAAGAACTCCAGTTTCGCACCATTGTCATATGTCCACACAGAGTCCGTTGCATTCCAATGGTCATCACCTTTCAACGGATGTCCGATGATATTCTCAAAGTCACGCATCGCACCTTTCTTGAGGTGAGGGAATGTCTCGGACACAACGGATGTGATGTCACCAGGCTTGTCAACCTTTGGGATCAGCAGATGCAGAAACTGCAAGGTGGAGTATGTCTTGGTGGATCGTGTTCCACCCTTGTTGGAGATATAGCGAGGATGCAACATGGCTGCATCATATATCTTCCAAAACACATTGCTGAACTGCATCTCTGCCATACTACCTCCTTTTCAGTTCCTCTGCCTTGTTGAGATACCATTGCTCCTTTGCAAGTTCCTGCTCCATGTCATCTTTCATACCCATCCTCATGCGATACTTGAATGCAGTCATTATGCACCATTGTATCGTAGCCTGGAGTCCGAAGATCCTCTCCATCATATCAATGGTCTCAATGGGATATCTGTTGTAGTGTGCAGGTGAGTTCACCATCTCCTTGCTCATATTGTCAGTCCTCCAAGGTTATCAATCTTGTCTTTTTCCTCTTGATTTTTGACAACTATTGTCAAACCCTCTCCGGTGGCGTTGATATCGGCAGACATCTTCGGCTTTCCGTAGAGGCGGTCAAAGATGTCCATCATTGCACCGAATCCCCATCCATCTTTGAGAAGCTGCTTGATGGCGATCTGCAAAACGAATCCGTATTGTCCCAGTTCACCCTGTTGCATCTCCAGGTATTTCTTTGCGGATGCCTCATCCGGCAATGTCAATGCGTATGCAAGGACACCATACACTTTCTCCTGCATGTCCTTTGGAATCTTCTTGATGGCATTGACCAACATTTTAGGTCTGCCATTCGGATTGTTTGTCTCTCCCTTTCTGCATGGTCTCAAGTTCGCCAGACATTTGGGATTTGTCTGTGTTTCTCCTTTCTTTGGCATATTACCTCCTAATTTTGCGTATTACAACGATAAACGGACAAAAGGCATAATTCTATAGATATGTCCTTATTCTGCCCAATTCAATCTCAATTGCCTTGAGAGTTGCGACATCCTCCGGACTCGGCATGTACATTCCATTCTCCGTTCCCCATTTCTTGAATCGGTCAATGGCAATGGACATCTGTTCCTTGGTCAGTTCGGTTGTAGACCTTATGTGGTCAACATTGTTTCCGAACTTGTCCGACCTTACGCCACAGAAGATGTCCGGATTGACTAGTCTCTTGAAATAGTAGTCCTTTGCATCCTCAATGGTGTTTCCGGTCTCAATGGCTACCACGCCAATGAGCAGATGCAGATACCTGTTCTGGTTGGGAGTGCGAAACATCCTCTCGGTCAGTTCCACCACCGCACCCTTGTCCATAAGGTTGTCCACCTTTGCCATGAATGCTTTCCTTTGGAAATCGCTTGTGAGATCGTACTGCATTATGCCTCCTTTGGTTTCCTTGTCCTCTTCCTGGTCACCTTGACCTCTGCCTTGACAACTGGTGCAGCTTCATCAATGACTGCAACCTTTGTCCTCTCTTTCTCTGCGAGGTCTGCAAGGTAGATCCTGCCTACATCGGTCATCAGTTCCATGATGCAATGTGAACATCCCTTGTTGAGTCTCATTTTCATTCCGAACAATTCTGTGCGGATGTCATTGATGGTGTCCAATGCGGATGATCCAGGGAATCTGCACCAATGGTGGTTGACCGCCACCTCAAATTGCTCCTTGTATGGAGTCAATATCTCAAATTGTCTTTCTGTCAGTTTCATTGTGTATGCGTTTTGTGAACTCGTTCCAGAGTTCGTTCTCTTCCTTGTAGTAGTGAGGGAGTGATAGTGTCTCTCTCCATTTCTTGATTATGAACAGGACGGATGAATGGTCATGGTGCAACGCCTTTCCGATCTTCACCGATGAATACCCATCCTTGTGCAATGCGTATGCGATGATTGACCTTGCAATGACATTCTCCCTTTTCCGGCTCTGGTAACTGAACTTGAGTGACATCATTTCCTCAATGGTATTGATGTATGCTCTTGTCCTCGCCTGGAGGATGTCCGGCATCTTGACCGCAAGACTCCTCTCAATGTACCTCACAAGCAACCTCTTGTCTGCCTTGCAGAGACTGTCTATCTCTCCCTTTATGGAATCCACTTTGATATCAGCCATGTCAATGTCTCCCTTATCAGTATGAGCAATTGTCCCAATGGGACGGACAACAACGAGAGGAATGCAGAGAATGCCACATATGGGATTGTGAATTCTCCGGTGATTGCAAGGTAGATCAGACATACCCACCACACCATGCAGAGACTGCAGGAGAATGGTTTCAACTCCGTTATCCTCTTGCCCTTGTAGGCAGACAGGAAATTCAACCATGTCTCTGTGAATCCGGAGATGTCAACAATGTAGATGGTCACCATTGCAACCAGTATGAGGTCAAATATCGTATCCATACCTATGCCTCCATTGCTTTCTTAATATGCTCAATTAATATGCAATTGTGATTATCAGGACAAGTATCTTTAGCAACACAAAATTCACAGAATGTCTTACAAGCCTTGTCAATAGCAGCCTTGTATCCTTTGCGATATCCATCCGCATGAATATCAAGTTCTCTCTTGGTCTTTTCCATATCCATTCCCTCTTTAAATGGTGTTATCGTTATTGTATCCATACTCTTTCATTTTGTCACCACATCTCAAGAGACGGAACACAACGGAATCCGAATGGATCTCCTTGCAATAGTGTCCTCCCTTACAGCTTTGGCAGGTGTCGCAGAGTTCATTCATCCTCTGCACATCCTCTCTTGTTGGGTGATAGTTTTCCATACTCTTCTAGTATTATCCTCTTTATCCTCTGCACATCACGCCTGATTGTCATATGTGACACACCTAGTCTTGTTCCCAGTTTGCGATAGGACATGCAATCCGCATAGAGGATGATGATGGTCTTGTCTGCCAGGGAGAGTTTGGTATCAATGATCTCCTTGACCTTTGACAACCTTTCCTCATCCTCGCACATGATGTCCGCATTGTAGGCGTAGTCTGCCTTGATTTTGCGGAACTCCATTGCAACCTGGTTTTCACTCTTCATCTCTCAATACTCTGTATGTGTCAAATATGTCCTTGTCCTCAATGTCGCAATGCTCTCCATGTGTTATCTGGACGGACTCATCAACCATCAAACGGAACTTGCGGAACAAAGTGTGGAATGGAGAATTGGATGAGTTGTACTGATTGATGATTATCCTGGCGATAAAGAAATTCATCTGGTCATTGTCCCACAGGTCTTGCAGTTTCCTCTCATCGTACTCAAGGAGTATGAGATAGACCATCTGCGAGAGATCCTCCAGGTCGGCAGACAATGGTTGATGGGCGATGTTTGAAATCATCTCCTCCACCACTCTTTTCTTGGCGAGTGTCTCAACTATGTTTGCCTTTGTCATCAATGTCAAATATACAATCCTCCAATTCTGTCACTTGCCAAACACAAGCATGGCTGCATCCCTTGCATGGTTGGATGTCCTGCCTTTCCACTTGGTGATCATCTTGAAATACTCTGGAGTTGGTTTTGTACCTCTTCCAGGTCTCACAAATTCAAAAGGGATATCACAGGATTCGCAAAAATCCTCCCATATTGCACAGTCTCTTTTTATAGATCCTGCTCCTTGGAGTCTCGCAATTGAATTGAGTCCATCTCTTGATACATGCCTTGCATCCTCAATGCGTAGACAGATGTAATCTTGTTCCATCAATTCAAAAACTCGTTTGAATGCCTGATGTATCATCATCGTTTCCACCTCCACAAGTTTCTTTGTCTTGGTGTCCCATACTGCGAATCCTGTGTGTGTGCCAGGATCAATCCCTATGCACAACATTACTCCTCCTTTGGTTTGATCTCCTGGTTGTAGACCACTTTCATAAATTCGGTTGCAATGGCGTTGCAAGACTCAACGAGATGTTCCACCTCTGTGTCAATTGGAATGTAGTTCAGTCCCTGCACCATGTTGAAGAGGA